TACTCGTCCAAGTCTGATCCGCAGCCATCCACGTCCTTAGCGAATACGTCTGTCCAGTAAGGATCGCCAACCAAGCTAATTGGCTTGCGCAAAATGAGACCGGCGGCGGCTCGTACCAGTCGCTGGGTGAAGGGTGAGAATACGGCGCGGTTGACTCTGGCAAGGTATGCGGTGTAATCCTCGCGGGGTTCGATTGGTAGAAAGGCTTCGCTGTTCTCGCGTAAATACTCGGTGCCGAGCGTTACCGCTTTCATGATCTCCCAGCCCTTCATCATGTCCAGCACCGCTTGGGTGCGGGTAAACGGGCTGTCCGCACCAGCGATTGTGCTGGAACTGACCAGATGCGTGCGGATTTGGCCGGGGACCGAATACGTCATTTAGATCACCATTTCACGCGGTTTGCCCAGTAGGCGGCGGACATCTTGCCTTTTTTGATGTTAGCTGCGTGGCGGGCTTTCCATGCTTTGTTGCGGGCCGTCCCATCTGGGCTGCCTTGGACGCCCTGTTGGCCGAAACGAATCAGCTTTACTTGGTCGCCGTCTTTTGCCAAGACGGCATGACTCTTGCTCGGGTGGTTTGGGGTGCGCTTGGGCTTGTTGTAGCCTGAGAATTTCTCGCCTCGGTATTCAATCATCGTCTTCGTCCTCGACTTCAATCATCACTTCGATGCCGGAAGCAAGACGGGTCATTAACGCCCCAAAGTCAACGGGGTCTTGGGGGGTCATGAACGCAAAGCTTGCGCCAGTCGTGCGTGACTCGGCGTCAACTTCTAGGTGCGTGCAGAAACCAGGAACGATGCGAGTGCCCATTAGCCGTGGTATGCAACTGCAATGTAAGGCGTTACAGATGGCGTTCCAGAGCTGATGGAGTCGATGCGCATACGGATTTTTGCAGCGGGTTTGCCGCTGTAGAAATAGGCGAATTGGCCGTTACTATTGATGGTTTTGCTGGTGTCAACAGTGAACCAAGTGTCGCTGTCGTTGAAACTGCACTCAAATGCAAGGTCGAAGTTCGCACCGCCGGTTACGTTCACCGCGAAGGTGTACTCGGATGAGTGCGCGTGGACCGTTAGCGCGTCGTCTTCCGCTACAAGCGGCTCGCCAGCGTACTCAACTAGGTTGGTGTAGCGCTTGGTCGCGGTGATGTCTCCAGCAGCCATTACTTCTTACCTCGCTTGGGCTTCTTTTTGGCGGTTTTGGCGGACTCTTTGAAGTCCTTTGCGCTTGGTGCGCCCTTTGAACCGGGTTTGCGCATCTTTTCGCCCGATCCAGCCTCGATGCGCTTACGCTTTGCGTTGATATTCGCGTATAGACCGCGTTTTGGCATGGATTTGGCGGCGGTTAGTCCAATTTTACTTCTTTTTTGTGCCCTTGGACTTGGGCTTTTTCTTACCGCCATGGCCATAGTGTCCGGGCATTGATTTACTCCTCTTCGGGGACTTGTTCTGATTCTACTTCGGCTACATCTACTTCAATTGGAGTCTCCATTGCAGGGGCATTTGATGCCGGTAGTTGGGCAGTAGGGGCTTTTGGCTCGATTTGGATGTTTAGTGATGGCACGTTGACCGAAACTTGCTCGGGAGTGCTCTCGCCCACCACACGGCCCAGCGAATCCAAAATTTGGCTGGCTGTTTGTAGTTGGCCGCGTTTTACGGCGGTGTGGAAAAGGTCCATTCGCATCGCTTGGATGCGGGCCATCATGCTTTCGCGGTCTTTTTTCCAGTCTTCGTCGATCCAGGCGAGGACTTGGTTCCAGTCGCGGTATGCGGTGGTCATACTGATGCCCTCGCGTTTCATGTGCTCTGCCACCATTTGGCGGGCACTTTTGCCTTCTAGTTGGTGTTTGTAGAGGCGGCGGCAGCGGGCTTCGATGACGTGCCGGGGACTGCACGTCCTGTGCTTCTTTACGAGGGGTTTGTTGTTGTTATCGCGGTATTCAGCGTAGGGAAACGGCTCATCCGACATGGCTTTCTGTACTTTAATAAAGCCTATAGGATGTTTTGCCCATTAAGCCAGCTTTTGCCAAATTAAATTGCTGCAGACACAAGTAACCAAAGGCGTCAAAGGCGTGGTCAACGCCCAAATTCTTGTTTGGTAAGCCCGTTCCAGGGCTGTAGGTGAGGGTGCGGAATGATTTGATTAGTTCGGTGCAGCGCGGGTGGATGTAGCAGCGCTGGGTGCTGGTTGCGTCTAAAAGGGCGGTGTTGATGGCGGTGATCTTGTCGCGCACTTTCCAGGGGTTGCGTGGGGCGCATACGGCCATGCCGCAGCGGCGCAGAATTGCGTGGTCGGTCGCTCCAACGCCTTGGGTTTTGCGGGCGGATCCGGTTGGGTCCGGGCACGCTTTGATGGGACGGTCCAGGCCGTAGCGGCGGTGGACTTCCTCGCAGAAGTCCCAGGTGGTTGCGCCGCCGCGCAGCATGATCTCGTCGAAAATGTAGAGCGTGTCGTCCTTTTTTATGCCGCAAACTGCGCTGAGGGGGTCCACGTTGAAGTCCACGCCGATAAGTAAGGGGTGGCCGGGGATGTCCTTTGCTTCCGCAGAGATGTTTGCGTCGGAAAATGAGACGGCAACGAGACCAGAGAGGTTTTCAAAGCTGGCCTCGAACTCTTGGCGGAAAGTTCGTGCGTCCAGTTGGGCGCGGGCTGCTTCGACTTCCTCTGGTGGGACGTTGCCGCCCTCAATTGTAGTAAAGCTCCAGCGCTTCCAGTTGGTGTCTCCTGTAATGCAGTATTGCCAAAGTTCGTAGAACCAGCTCGCCGTTCCATCGGGGGTTGAGATGAAGAGGCCCCAGCCCTGTTTGTCGGCTAGGGCGGGGCGGATGACCTCGAACCAGACACCGGCGTCCATGAAGGCGGCTTCGTCGAGGACAACGCCAGCCAAACTGCGGCCTCGGAGGGCCATTGCGTTTTCGGTGCCCTTTAGTTCGATCGTGGAGCCGTTGACAAGCTCCAGCTTGAGGTCGGTTTCGTTCTTGCTGCGGATCCAAGGGTTGGGGATCAGCTTTTTTAGTACTTTCCAGGCAATATCTTTGGCCATTCGGTAGGTCGGGGCGCAGTAGAAGAAGGTTTCGCCCGGTCGTTCGATCGCTCCACGCATTAATTCCATGCAGGCGAGGTACGACTTGCCGAATCGACGGCCTGCGACGAGTACGCGGAAACGGGTGCGGTTCTCGAATACCTGTCCTTGTGCCCAACGAAGGGCTAGCTTTTTAGGGCTGGGCATGTGCTACAGAAGAATATGGGTGTGCGTATTTTTTGGGGCTGTACTACAGGATACTTGACTTTTCCAACCCTGCCCCCTAGTGTACTAAGGAACAAAAAATGGCCTATGTACCAGCAGGTTCCCTATGTCCTTTATGGTTCCCGCCGATTTTCGAACCCGCCCCCCTGGGGACGGTGCCCGGACTGGCCACTGCTGGCGCGGTCCGGGCGTGGTATGTGCATCGTGACGGATTGTTACAGGTAACGGCGATCGACACAGTAGGTAACGGTCCCCCAGAAGTTGCGCAGGGCGAGTTCCTGGTGGGTCTCCGCCAGTCCTTTGCAGCGGTGCCGTTCCATGGCACCCCATGCATCGTTCACGCCGACAACGGCGAGCGAGCCTAGCGCGACAGCTACGGCGAGGTGGGGGATCTTAGCTGAAATGTTAGTCATGAGAATCGTTCTCAGTGGATTGGTGGGTTCTTAAGGCGGTTTTTAAAGTGTGCTCAAGCGGCTGCTAGGTGCCTCCGAACGGTCGAACGGCTGATGCCAAGATGATCGGCGATCCTTTGCTGTGTCCATCCGTGGCGGTTGCGCAGGCGGTGGATGCGTTGCGTTCTGGATTCTGTGACCCATAACAGGAGCACAATAGGAAGGAAGAGCAGAACGGCGAAAGCGGCGAGGCTAGTAGTGAACATGTTTCTGGGAACCGGGCTAGGGGTGGTGTCTTCCGGTTCCCTCACACAGTACAGGTTCACAGTCGGAACCGTGAACCTACTCTTCACATTTGTTCACACCACGTCGCGGTGAGCGTAGAAGGCGGGAAGACTGCCCTCCAGTCTGCCCGTAGTGTGAAGGATCTCAGCAATCCTGACGAGTGCATCAGGCGCTGGCTTGCCGTCGGCTTGCCAAGCGGTGAGCTCGGCGGTGATGGCGTTGAGGACGTTGGTGTTGTTCATTGTTTTCAGGGAAGCGAGATTGTGGATGTGTCGTTCGCTTCCCTGATACTCTACAGCATCACAGCCGGAACCGCGAACCTACTCTTCACATTTGTTCACATCACGCTGCTACGTAACGCGCACCGCTTCCATGGGCCTGAACCCACACGTCGGCTTTCGCGCCATCGCACAACGCGCACGTAACGCACTGCGCAGCGCTTCCGGCCACGGTCGCCGGACACTGCTTGCCTTGATCAGCGCTTGCATCCTTAGGTGTGACCCTAAACGTTTTCCAGCCATGGGCGGACGCTTCGAGATAGTCTGCCAAGCCGTCGCAGCTTGCCTGCATCTTGCCTCGCGCCCATTGCGCCCACGGTTCGCGCCATTGATGAGTGTATGCGGTGTGACCGTCGGCCGCTTCTGACAGAATGCGAAACACTCCACGATTGATCAGCGCGGGATCCCCATAGGCTCCGAACCTAATCCGGCGACCGCGCACGGCGTCCGGTGCTTCCATGCAGTGGAGGTCTGGCCGGTAGCTTCCGGCATGGTATGCGCGCCAAACGCTAAGGGGTGCCTGGCCGGGATTGACATAGCAGGACCGAACCCACTTGAAGCGCTTGCGCTTCGCATCCCATACTTGGCGTCGGCGGTGCGGGCAGTCTCCGCATATTGTGCGATCCGCGCCAGTGCTAACGGCTGTGACAGGATCCACATCCTCGCGCAGAATCCACACTTGGGGCATGTTGCCGGTCTTCCGGTTTCCACTGTTCAAGGTGAGAATCACCACAAACGGGTGACCGTCAACCGGCGACGTTCCGCGCTGGAGAATGTAGCCGAGAGGTTTTTTCATGGTGTCGTTAATGGTGGCGACTCGTGAACAATGGCACAGAATCAGCAGACTGCGAACCCCCAAGCGCCATGATCTTCGCTTATGTCACACATAAGGAATTCCTGGGGTGCCTGGGGCCGAACCCGTGTTAGGTGTTAGTCGTTACCCCAACCACCAAAACAAAACAGGAAACCGCTACGAGACTCCATGGAGCCCATCAGGGTCTGTTCGTGCCAATCAATCGGACGTTCACGCCGCATCAGCTGCGCGGCTGCCGCATAGTGCGCGCCCTCGCGTGAATGCACGTAAGCGTATGGGATCTGAATGCAGGCTTCCATATCCTTACAGGTGGCGACAATGAATGCGCCCTCTGTATCGGTTGCGGGTATGTAGTGAGTCTGAATGGCTCGCATGAATGGAACACGGGCCAGCGTTTGCTTCACCTCTTCGTATGAATCTTCCGGCGTGATGAATGGCCGGGTGATGAATGCACGGTTGATTAAGTTCATGATGCTTGAAAGGTGAATGTTGAACCGTTGGCCTTGATTGATTGGACACGCTCCGCACGGAAACTGCGCCATTGATTGAGCTTCACGTCCATGATCCTGAACACTGCGGGATCCTTGGTTGGCGTGCCAGTGCCGAGAATCTCGCCGATGTGCTTCGGGTTGGTGGTGAGCTGCCGGGTCTCTCCGTTGGCTTTAGTGAAGGTAATGCTCACGAATGTGCTGTGAGCAGAATCCAGAATGCCACGGATGATCTGAGGGGTGGGTTGCATCAGACCAGCCCCACAAGTGAAAGCCAAGATTCGGGAGCGTCGGGTTCGACGATCGAACCATCAGGCGTGGGGCAGCACGAATCAATCGTCCATTCTTGGAACTCGTCGATCGTGGGGACTGGGATCCACTCACCGTTCCAGCGGAGCTTCAGCACGCCGTCAGGGGTGCCATTGTCAAACTTGGCGATGTCGCCGTCAGTGACGAGCGGACCATCGGTGACAGGGTGGCGGAGCCGTGGCTTGCCGTTCAGCAGTGTTTTCTTAAACCGGCAGATCTTGACGCCGGTCTCGGGGTTGCGTTTGCCGCTCCACCACAGGGTGGGGGTGACTGGGAGTTGTTCGGGCATCGGTGGTGCTCCGTGTTGACTCCTACAGTAGACCACACATTCCGGCAGGCTGTCAAGCGATCCAGCAAATATCTGAGAATTCTCACGATGTCTCAGCTGCTTGTCTCATCGCCATTTCTGTAGTAGACAAGGGTGTCGCAATTTCTCACCCATGGAAAGAGACGAGGCCCAGCAGTTCATCCGTACCAGGCTGGACGATGGTTGTATCCGTGCGGAGGTCATCGCAGAATTGACCGAAGCAGGCGTTAGCCGTGCCAGTGCTTACCGCTGGTTCAACCAGCTGGCACCGCAGCCCAAGGAACCACAGCACACTGATCTGGTCCTGAATGCACTCAAGGATCAGCTCTATCAGGCGCAAGCTATGGACGACCCAGAGCAAGTGCTCAAGGTTGCCAACGCCTACGCTTCCGCACTGTCCAAGTTCAAGAGGGTCTGAAAGTAACGCTCCACCCTTTCTAGAAATCTAGATTCGGCACCCCGGAGTTCGAGTTCTGTGAGTTCTCGGACTTGGGGTGCTCCGGTGCGACGTGCCACCACGATCAGCCCGCCCGCCGGTGCTATGTCGGTGAGACTCTTGAGACCCAAACTGTACGCTCCAAGCTGGTCGATGTAGTTATTCAGCATGTCCTCGCTGCGTTCGCGTAGTGAGGTCTTCCAATCCACGATGAATGGGCCTTTGCCGTTGATGTCCAGCAGGGCATCACACGTTCCAGCCATGCCTGCTGCGTGGTGAATGGAAAATTCGACCGCGTGAATGGCGGTTACGTTGTCTGCGATCCAGCCGCGTAGGCCGCGTGCATAGCCGGAAGCGCTCCAGGGGACTCTAGGAGCGCCTTGAATGGCCCTTTCGATGCCCCAGCGGGTGATAGAGCCGGGGCAACGCTCCAAGCCGTCTGTAGATGTTTTCCAGGCGTTGCGTTTGTTGGCGGTTTGGCGGGCGAGTTTCGCTCCAGTCTTTAGTAGGTATTCCGCGTGATTATGCGCCAGCGTGCCCCGCGTTGCTGCCATGTCTCGGTCTTCAGCAGCAGTCGGTCGAGCCAGCCACCGTTCCAGGGCCTGTTGTTGCCATTCGGGTGCTGTTTCTTTGAGTATGTGCGTAACGCTGTGAAAAACGCTGCCAGCGTCATCCCGATAAACGCGGAAAGGGCCAGAGTCATCACGGACCAGGGCGGACTTACGCAATAAAGCTAGTCTGTTTTGTGCTCCTTTAGCCATGCGTGTGTTAGTTGCCTGACCTTAGTATCAGCCAAGTGGTAGCTACTAACCCATCCTATCTGGTCTCCTACAGTGATACGTACCAGGCCGTTTGGTTCTGTTTCCAGTCTTGGATTGGGTGGCTTGAGCATGTAAATACACCTTCCCATAGTCAATATAGCCAATAAAAACCCCCAGTGAATGGCTGGGGGAAGATTAAGCGCTTTGGGTGAACTATCTCACTCCTTGAATGGGTTTCCGCCGGTAAGGAGGCGCTTTACGTCAAATCCGTTGGATTCGGCTTCGCTCCAGGCAGCATCAATGCCCTTCTGGGCTGCTGGCTTGCGTGGTACAGGACGCAGCGTGTACTCGGTGGTCAGGCCGCTTCCGGTCTTGCCGAGAATGAAGTCCCACGCCATCAGGTCGGGGTAGTCCTCCATCTGGCTGATCTGGTCCAGCTCTTTGATGATTGACTTTTGGGTCAGGCTCATCACCTGTACGGTGCTGGTCTCAAAGTTGTAGACCGGCACGGCAATGGCGAACTTCACGGCTTCCGGGCCAGTGCCTTCGCGGTTCAGGCGGCGCTGGTAGTCCGGTCCCATCTCTTGCTCGATGTCCACTGGGCTGGGATCGTCGCAGAATCGGAATGGGCGGACTGATCCATCACTGGCTTCGCCCCAGCATTCGTAGAACTCCAGAGGCTCTTCAGACAGCAGTGCGAAACGCACGCTGCTGCCAGATTGGATCTTGCTGGGGTTGAGGTAGCCGCCTCCGCCGCTGCCTCCAGATACTGCGTCTTTGTTCTTGAGAAATCCCATTGGGTGGCTTTGCTGTGGGCGAATTCTGCCCGGTGCTCACACACCGTAGCACAGTGATGGAGGTTGGCAAGGGCCGTAGAATGAAAAAAGCGCTCCAAGGCCGGCGAAGTCTTGGAGCGTGTCTTTACATTCCTGTAGGAGTCTAGCAAATGGATCTTCCATCTTTCGTAAGGTCGCTGCCAAGCCACTGGGCTTGTGCTCCGATCTATGCCAATGGCGTTGAAATGCCCGGTGGTGGCATTGCCTGCGGCAAAAACCCTCTGGGTAGGGCGCACCATGAAGACCTGTCCCCTGAAGCCACTGCGCTCTACATCGAGCGGGCACCGGAGACGTTCCAAGCTGTTGGTGTGTTCACTGGCTCGCGTAGTAAGGGTCTGGTGATCCTTGACGTGGATGCCAACCTCGGTGCTGTTCTCCAGAAGTGGGGCAAGACCTTGGAAGCCGCTCCAAGGATCAATTCGCCCAAAAAAGCGGCGGCGAAGTTCCTATTCACTGTTCCCCAAGAGCTTTGGGCTGAAGTTCGTGGTCTGAGCCTTGCAGCTAGTGGTGAAGGCTGGGAAGTTCTGTGGGGCCGTCAGGGGCTCGTAGGAGGCGCTTACAAGTCTGGAGGTACATACACCCTTGAAGGGGACTTAAATGCCATTCCAGAGGCTCCTGCGTGGCTCCTGGAGCGTATGAAGGAGTCCCATAAGGAGTCCAAGAGCAAATCCTCGTCCAAAGTCCTTAAGGATGGCCGCTGGGCTATGCGCTCCAAGGAAGAGCGCATTGTTATCGCTCAGTCCTGTCTGTCTGTCATCCAGCCGCAGGGTCGTGGCTCAGAAGACCTGTGGTGGCGGATTGGTGCGATGCTCCATTCCGAACTGCCTGGTGACGAGGGCCTCAACCTGTGGCGTGAGTGGTCGCTCCAGGATGATGAGTACGTCGATGACTGGAAGGACGGTAAGGATCCTTGCCTTGCTCGCTGGAAGGCTGGCTTCAAGGCTGGTGGCGGCCTTGGTTTGGGCAGCCTGATCAAGCTTGCGGATCACTACGACCCAGAGAGGGCGCGATTTCAGAGGGACGGTTGTGCATCGGTTATCGAAGAGGTCGAGGCGAAGCCGGTCCTCTACGCCCGTGCGCAGCTTTCTTTCAACGAAGTCATCGACAAAGCAAAGTCATACCTGGAGTTGGACAACCCAGCGGAGATGAACTTCAACCTGAATAACCTTGCGCTCCAAGCGGGTTACAGGGATCAGGTTGCCCTTGAAAAACTGATCGTTGATCAGATTCAGTTCGAGGGTGCCAAAGGCTTGATGGATGTTGAGGCGCTCCAGTCCATGGATGAGAAACGGGACTACTTGATTCCTGATGTGCTGCCGCATCCTTCGGTGGTGCTGATCTACGGCGCTGGTGGTGACGGTAAGTCCATGTCGGCTTGGACTCTTGCGAAGCATGTTGCGACTGGTTCGCCTTTTGTGGTGCGCGGCAAGCTGGTGCCGGTCCAGCAAGGGCCTGTGTTGCTGCTGAATGGTGATCAGCCGCTGATTCAGCTCAAGGAGCAGCTGGAAGAGGTCGATTACCCGCTGGACTCCAACACCAAGGTGCTGACTGACTGGCAGCTCCAGCGCTATGCCCAGTTCATCAAGATGATGGAGAAGGTCCAGCCCAAGCTGGTCGTTATTGACTCGCTGATCGGTTGCAGCGGTGGTCGGGCCTTTGATGAGAACAAGTCGGACTTCGCTACGCCGCTCTACTGGCTCACCAGGAACAACGGCGTGCTGTTCCCGGCCACCACGATCCTCATCATTCACCACGCAAACAAGCAGGGCGGCTTCAGGGGCACCTCAGCCATCCGTGACGCTGTCGATGAGACGTGGGCGCTTAAGAAGCCCTCTAAGGAGCAGATCGAAAGCGGGAACGCTCCACAGCACAGCCGGATCATCACCATCGAAAAGTCTCGGGCTGGTCGGTCTGGCACTTCGCTGATCATGCGCATGGAAGAAGACCTCAGCTTCTCTGTGGCTGACTTCACCCCTGAGGTCGATCCAGGGAACACTTCCCCCAGCGGTATTACCGACAGGGTGCTCCAGCGGCTTCGTACGGGCTACCCACGTACGTTCTCGCGTACGGAACTCAACTCTGATCCTGTTGTTGGCGGGAAAGTTGACGCAATCCGTAAGTCGCTCCAACGCTTGGTAAAGCGTGGGTTGGTTGAGGTTGTTGGATCCGCACCAGCTCCTGATGGGAAAAATAGTTTGGATCTGTACCAAGCAGTCCTCGCGCGTGGAGAGATACTTAGTAAGTGTCCCAACCAAGCAAAATCCAGTGCTGGAGCGGATAGTGGGTTGGGACAGAAGATGGGACACAAGACTTTTCAGGGAAATGTGTCCCACCCCAAAGGGCAGGCTGGGACATCCCCAGAATCTGAAGACTCGTGTCCCACCCCAGACGCTAGTGCTGGAGCGGATAGTGCCCAGATGGGACAGTCTGAGCAATATCCCCGCGCGAGGGACGATGGTCGCACCAAGGAAGAGTCCGATGCCCTGAGGGACCAAGCCTGGAGTCAGTGGGACGCTTAATAGGTGCTAGCGTAGTGGGGCCGAAAGGCCCTACTTCACTACTACAAAAATGGAAAATTCGATCCCTGAAAACGTCCTTGCCGGATCAGAAAAAATCTTATTGCGGGACTTGTTGGACTCACCCACGTTTAGGCCGTGGATCGTCAGCGCTCTATGTAACGGCGTCAACACGGCTTATGACTTAGGGCTGTCGCTCGACAATGAGGACGATCAGTTCCTGCAGTTCAAGCTCAAGCAAATGACACGCGCCATCCCCTACGAAGCCCGGAGGGAGTTCTTCGCTGAAACGTCTCGCCTGATTCAGCAAAGGAAGGAGGCTAGAAATTAGTGCTCTCGGTGGATAGCCACCCCTTAAGGATCATTTTGTCCACCATCTCCTGTTGGGCAAGATAGAGGCGGAGGAACTTGCAAGCTATGTCTTGCAGTTCCTTCACATCGCTACAGGACTGGATCTGTCTGCGGAACTTTTCGTAAGCAAACTCGCGCTTGGCTTCCATTGGACCGTTTACCAACTACTACTCTATGCTAAAGCGTGTCATCTGCCTGCAGACTGGGTATGGGTCGAGTGGATCTATGTCCGGGCGAACCACGGTCACCTACTACGAGCTGCAGCGGGAGCAGCCCTACCTGGCGATTGTCAGGTACACCGCTTATGGGCCGGACGATATGCCGATGGGTGTCTGTGAGGACATCTATGCCGACACAGCCGACGAGTTCTGCCGACTGGAGCGGGATGTCAACAAAGCCCTGAATAATGGGATCGATGCCAGCATCATGAGCTTCTACGACCATGAAATCTTTCCGGTGATCTCGACCTACCTCAATTAGTGTGCTACCTTACAGAGGTAGTTCGGAGGCCAAACATGCCCCAAGCACAACTCATCTGTTTCAGCTACGAGCGCGGATCTGATCTTGTCCGCATTCAGGCCATCGTGGATGATGCCATTCAAGTGGCTGCTGCCACTCGTTACGATCCACCAGAGTACGGTTCCGCTGCCTGCGAGACCTGTGTGCTCTGGGACGATCCCATCACAGACGAAAACGCACCAACGCACGACGACATCATCAGGATGTTGCCGTGGATTGACGACTGGACCGCTATCCCACCGATTTCCTTCGATGACTGACCCCATCAACAACCCTGGCCACTACAACACTGGCGACATCGAGTGCATCGAAGCAATCAAAGCTGCGATGAGCACGGATGAGTACTTCGGTTACCTTCGCGGTAACTGCATTAAGTACATCTGGCGCTACCGGCAGAAGAACGGCCTAGAGGATCTCCGCAAGGCGGAGTGGTATCTACGCCGTCTTTGCGACGAATTTGAATTTGACCCTTTCAGCGACCCACTCGCATAAACCATGTCTACACATCCCTTCGATTCCAGTCCTTTCGCTGGAGTAAAGCTCAAGAATGTCCCTCAGCACTTACAGGCTGAGGCGTCCCACTACAACATGCAGGCTGCTACAAAGTGGGAAAACTACGGCAAAGTCGCCGCTGCTGTTGACGATGCCATGGCTGACCAATACCGCATCTGCAAAGCCTTTGCCAAAGAAGGCTGGGAAGGTGACGAAGATGGTTGGGTATCGCCAAGCGGCATCCTTGACTATGACTGGGCTGATGAATACGGCCTCCCGCTTCCTAGTGATCCGGAATGGGAAAGTTACAAAGCGCAAAAGCGCACTGAGCACGGCTGGAAGCTGGACGACAGCGGCTGGTACGCTCCATGCGGCAAGCACGAAACTGAGGTTTCCGGTTTAGCCCCTGAGTACATCCTTTGAACTTCTGACCACCCATGTCTGACTACAAACACCTGTTTGGGGTCGAGCATCTGAAAGAGATCTCGACCTCAATTTCCCTTGCCTTCGATACGGAAACGCTCCAGCTTCAGCCTGAAGCTGGCAAGTTACGGCTGATCCAGATTGGCTGTGAGTCTCTGCGCACCATCGTCATCATCGACTGCTTTGAGCTTGACGAAGGCGATTGGGACAAGCTGCGTCTGTTCTTTACCAACGGTGAGCGCTTTTGGCTGGCCCACAATGCTGTCTTTGACCTGGGCTGGCTGCAAGAACATGGCATCTACCCTCGTGGTCGGGTGCGCTGTTCGATGCTCGCCAGCAAGCTTCTGCACAACGGGACGCCCAACGTAAAGCACGGCCTTGCCCAGGTCGCAAAGCGGATGCTCAAGATTGACCTCGACAAAGAGCAGCAGCGGTCTGACTGGAGCGCACCAGTCTTAAGTCGAGACCAGTTGGTCTACGCCGCTAAGGATGTTGAGGTGCTGCTGCAGCTTGATCACAGGCTTGACGAGATGCTGCAAAACAATCGCTTGGCGCAGGCTTTTGCATTGGAGTGCAGAGCGCTGCCCGCCATGGCTCAGATGTGGCGCACTGGTCTGCCGTGGAACAAAGTTGCGCTCCAAGGCTTGCAAGGTGATTACGAGCACGACATTGAAAGGCTCGGTAAAGACTTTTTGCTTGAGCTGGATCAGGCTCTACCGCCGGAGCACAAGCTGCCCAGGGAACCCATCAATCTTCGACGACTGAAGATGCTCAAGGGCTTAGTGACTGAGATGGGTCACGATGATGAGATGTACGAAAAGTGGTACGCCGAGATTGACGAGATAGAGAATGCGCCAGAGGCTTTCAATCTTCGGCCCAAGGACAGTGGTTCTGCCAGACTTGGCACGAAGGTAAAGGCGGGCTTCAATCTAAATAGCCCAAAGCAGTTGCTAGAGAAGTTCACTGTTTTGTTGGGTGAGGCTCCGGTGGACAGCAAAACCGGTAAGGCCAGTGCTTCACGCGCAGCGCTCCAAGAGTATGCTGCGGACCACCATGTCATTCAGACGTACTTGGCTTGGAAGAAGGCTGAGAAGCGTCGGCAGATGGTGGATTCAATTCTCGAAAAGATGACGCCCGATGGTTTTGTTTGTGCCAGCTATCTGCAGCTTGGGGCGGAGTCAGGTCGAATGTCCTGCATTAAGCCGAACAATCAGCAGATCCCCCGTGATTCAGAGTTCCGCCAATGTGTTGAGGCTCCTGATGGTTGGGTTCTTGTTGACTCGGACTTTGGTCAGATGGAGTTGCGACTTGCGGCGGCCATCGCACAAGATGAACGCATGATCAAGGCGTTCCAGGATGGGGAAGATCTGCACAGTGTTACGGCTGAGGCCATTGGGTGCTCTCGTCAGATTGCAAAGTCAGCAAACTTTGGTTTGCTGTATGGCTCGGGTGCCAAAGGTTTGCGGAACTATGCGGGTGCTTCTGGCATCGTCATGACTGTTGAAGAGGCGACCAACATCCGTAATCAGTGGCTCAGTACCTATTCGGGCATCAAAGCTTGGCAGCAACAGAACGCAGCTTTGGCTGAGAACAGCAAGAACAATAAGTGGGCGGACATCAGGGTTCCGCTCTCTGATATGCGCCGATACCTGCCTGGTGATATGAATCGCCTAACAGTCCGGTGTAACACCCCGATCCAGGGTGCAGGTGCTGCCATCCTTAAATGTGCTTTGGGTAATCTTTGGCCGCTCTTACAGGAAGCGGGTGAGGATGAGGTCAAGCTGGCTGCTTGTGTTCACGATGAAATTCTGCTTCTAGTGCGTGAACCTAAGGCAAGCGAGTGGGCCGCGCGGCTAAAACAAGTAATGGAGAGCGCGGAAGCTAAGTGGCTTGGGACCGTCCCACCGCTTGCAGAGCCCCAAGTCGGTAAGCGCTGGTCCGAGATCCACTGAGGGAGCAGTCATGGTCAGCATCTATCACACCCCTAACGGGTGGACTTTGGTGCGTTCAGAAAATCTGGGCTACTACACTTCGCTTAGGGATGTGATGGATGCGGCTTATGCGGCTGCCAATAGTAAAGAGTGCTACTCTAAGGCTGCACGTTCTAAACCTCAAAAACATTCCACTGATGACTGAACAAAAAGGTGATTTTTTCCTTGACAAAGATACAAAAGCGTGGTATATCTTTAATGGGAATAAATGGTTAAAACTTGCGCCAAGCTTGAAGGAGCAGGCACTCGAAGAGGTGGGTGTCTTTGAAGGCATGGGTACATGCAACATCGACATCATCCGCCGCGCACTGGAGACACTTCCCGATGACTGATTTTTTGAATCTGAAAGTTTCTCAGAAGCACATAGTGTGTCCCAAGCACGGTGCACACATCCACCACATCAGCAGCACTGTCAAAGGCTACGAAGGCCACTGGTGCATGTTGTGTGCGCTTGAAATGCTTGGCCCCTCACTGCCACTCGTAGAGGAGCAGATTGATGACTTGCACGATGATCGACAACAACTGGAGAACAACTGATGAGTAACACCTGCAAATACTGGGACTGTGGTTGGTGTTACGCCCTTGACAATGTAGAGACAAATGCTGACTCACAGAGTGCTTGCGTTAATCCATTTATTTGCCCCTATTTAGTACGGACTGCAAGCTTTACTCTCCGTGAGCATGCTGAAAGCTGGTATGACGAGAAGCTAGCAGAAGGTAAGAAGCCACAACTCTGGAAGGAAGAAACCACCACCACACAGGAGGACATCTTATAACTCTTGTCTAGGCCGCTGACTGGTAGGGAAATAATGCTGCGTTATCTGCAGCACGAAATCAACCGTGCCACCACAGCGGATCTACAGCGGGCTGCTCAGTTCCTGGAGCGAGCCAGGGAAGTACGCCAAGGCTGTCGTAAGCAGCGTACAAACGCTCGGAAGAACCAAGCTAGTGGATGGAAGAAGCATGTAGACGATTCTATCAATTGGTAACACAGTGCTAGACTATTCTGTAGCACGGAAGAATTTTATGGCTATACGCCATGGCAATAAAACCTACATGCAGATTCTGTTGGATCCGCACAGAGCAGCGCTTTTGGCCCAGCTAGCAAGTGAAAAGGGCGTACGCTCCACGGCTTGGATTCGTGACGCGGTTTACGCTGCACTGGAAAAGGCTTTGCCTTCTTCTATCTACCAAGAGGCTTTTGCTAAAGATCAAGCGTCTTGGCGCGAGTCTGTAAGGCGGCGCGTAGAAGGGCGAATGAAAACCAAAAAGGACAGTTAGCACCCGATTAACTGTGCTACTCTATGGCTGCCCAACCATTTACGGCATGGCTCGCTACGCACTTCTATCTACAAGATCAAAAAAACCAATGTATCTTGCTGCGGCTTACCCTAAATCAGCCAAAGACAATGGCATAAGGCTTACAAACAAAAAAGAGGATGCTTGCTCCTTTGTCACTGTTGAAAGAGCAGCCGAAACTGCTCGACTTCTGGAAGATTCTGTTGGTTATCTGCCCACCATCGTTGAGGTGAGTCACTGATGGATGGCTTCACTCAGTACATAAACGGAATCGTGCGCTATCCCCTGCTCACCAAAGAGCAGGAAATTATGCTGGCACGCCAAGTCCAGATCTGGATAGCGGGATCTGATCCGACACCTAGACAAATTAAGCAAGGTATCCGGGCTTATCACAAACTCATTAACTGCAACCTGCGCTTAGTCGTCTCGGTCGCAAAGAGGTACGTGCCAAGGGCAAAACGTACGGAGCTTTTTGATATTGTGCAGGAGGGCAACATTGGTTTGGCGCACGGTATTAAAAAGTTCGACCCAGAGCGGGGTTATGCCCTATCTACTTATGTGTACTGGTGGATTCGGCAGGCAATCTCGCGGCACTTAAGTTACCACGATCGTGTAATCAGGCTGCCAACGCAAGCTATAGAAGCTATGGCAAAGCTGCGCGGCTGGGCCATTACTTTTGAGGCTGAACACGGCAGGTCTCCGTCTCTGCATGAATCCGCTGATTACTGCAACCTAAAGCCTGAAAGGTTGCAAGAGTATTTGGTGCATAGTAATGACTGCAGTAGTTTAGATAGCCGCAATGGTTCTGGCTGTGACGATGCAAGTGCTTTGATTGATCTAATAACAGACGGAAATCACGGTATGGATACTATTGATGATATTTTTAATAGTGAAGTATTGGAAAAATACTTGGGGCAACTTTCTGACGTGGATCGGGAAATTGTGGAAGGGTTTTATGGCTTGGACGGTACAGCACCTAAAACCTATACGCAGATTAGTAAAGAGATGGGTATCTGCCGTGAGCGTGCCAGGCAGCGGTGTCACAATGCTATGAACAAGTTGAGGTACTTAGCTAACCAGACTAAGGAGCTTTGTTGATGGAGTGCCCTAGCTGTGGTGTGCCTCTTGCACGCGGAAATAGAAAAGTTATAAACTCCGCAGTTTCCCATGACGCTGTGCGGACACGGCAATACCGTTGCCTAGAATGCGACAGCGTCAACTACTCCGTTGAGGTGTTTGTAGAGCCCGAACACGTCGAACGGGCCACGGGCAAATACCCCAAGTATCACATTAAGAAAGACGTGCTTATCCCGCTGCTGAAGACACTCCATGGCCTCTGTTGAACTGGTGTGGGCTACGCCAGATGCTGAAAAGCTCGTTGTGCGTATGGCGCGTGTCAGCAATCCAAGTAACGAAGACAACTGGGAAACCGGGCCAGGGCTTCTTCGTTACTTGATTAAGCACAAGCACTGGTCTCCTTTTGAAATGGTCAGTATGTGCGTCAAGATTGACACTGAGAGGGATATTGCCGCGCAAATTTTGCGGCATCGGTCGTTTTCGTTCCAAGAGTTCTCTACCCGTTACAGCAGGACTCAACCTGCAGAAATACCTTGGTTCAGGCGTCAAGACTACGAAAACAGGCAGAACAGCATCGATGACATCCACCCGTCCCACCAAGAGGATTTTCAGGCGCGTGCTGGTCGCATCATTGCTGATGCTTTTCTTTTTTATGAGTCGCTACTCGAACGTGGCGTTGCCAAGGAAACTGCGCGGCGGATCCTACCAATGTGTACTCCTACCTCGATGTATATGACTGGTACGCTGCGTAGCTGGATTCATTACATCCAGTTGCGTGCGAATGTGGACACACAATTAGAACACAGACAGATCGCGTTGGCGTGCCAGCGTATATTTAGCTTGAGCTTTCCGGTCATTGCAAAAGCGGTTTTTGGTGATGAACAGGCCGACAGTTCCAATTGAATACACTGGCGGCGGTTTCTACCGCGTGTGTACCCGTGGTGGTGGTATGTGCGTAGAAATACACGGGCTTTACCGGGCTCTAAATGTTGCTGAAGCTCTCTACTGCTCCATCCATTCCGATATACGGGCTTCGCGGGCTTCGGTCCAATAGGTTCTTTCCCTGAACCATTCGCGCCAGTCGTGGCCCGATTTGTGGCTGTTACAGGAAAAACAGCACCCTACCAAATTTCCTTTTTCTGTCAGACCGCCTTTCCACTTTGGGATGACGTGGTCTAGGGTTGCATTTTTACCTAGGGGTTCAGCGCAGTAAGCGCAGCAGTAATTCCACTCGGTCAGGATGCGGTCACGGAAGCGGATCTTTGCTTTTTTCCGTGGGACGAGTTCGGTCTCGTCAATCTGGTGATCCACTACCACCTCGCGCCAGGCAACATCAAGGGTCTTGACTTGCGGCTGCTTGTATGGTAGCGAGTTTAACTATTTCACAATGTAATCTTTTGCCCTGTTGTAGTACCAAATGCGGTCCTGAATACCGTTATATCCACCGTTCAACCTGCGGGTGCATTCATAGATGTCGCCCCGATCACATAGTGCGGCCCAGTTATTCTCCTCGATCCAGCAGATCGCACAGAGGAATGGGTATTTGTTCGCAACGTAATCAGTGCCTTCTGACATAATCCGGTCGTCTTTCATCCCGTTCTGCTCCATCCACCTCCCAAAACGGGAGAAGTTGTACTTGCCAGTAAGCTGGATAACGCCGCACCCGCGATATTTATATCCGTCACCAGGGCCGTTGCCCAAATCGCTGCGGTTGTCATACATCCGCGTGAAGTAGGCGCGGTCGCCAATCTCGGTCATGTACTTGTAACCCGCTGTCTCGTGACACGTCTGCGCCACCAACATCCTGCGCTGGTTCAAGCTTGTCATTCCTGCGGCTTTCACCAGTCGATTGAGGTCATTCATAAATGCCTCGTCAAACTTGTCCTCTGCATGGCCTGAAATCAGACTGATCTGCTGCAGCGTGATCAAGTGCTCTGGAGCCTTCTCCGCAACTGGTGTGCTCCAGGTCTCGTACCAGGGCTGATCACGGTTAAAAACATCTGGTGCGGCTTTTAAGATGGCCTGCTCCAGCTCTTCGATTGCTGCGGTCTGATGGCCCTTCTGCTTGTAATAGCGGAAAAGGCTAATCAGTCGGATCGGTGTCGAGTTCATCGATAAAACGGGCAGGGAGAGCAATCAGTGCTTTTTTTCTTTCAATGTCTTCAAGACGTGAAAAATAAGCTGCAACACGCTGTTGTCCTTTAGTGGTGACAAAGCGATCACTTCTGACGCAGCAGCAACGACGATCCAAGTGATCGGGCTGGCAAGAACTTCTTCGAGGTGCATGGATAAGGTGTATCTCTTGCCTAAACTTTAGCGTTTCTTGTTTTCCAGCACAGTAAGCCGATCGCCGTGTTCGTTAAGGCGCGAATAAATTTCTTTGCGGTCAGCCCGCATGTCTTGGTGAAGCTCTTCGAGTTTTCCGGCGATGCTTTCTACTGCCATCGTTAGCCGGATGACTGCCTCGCGGGATTCGTTGTTGCGGCGGCTAAAGCCTGATGCAGTAAGTCCAGCAACGCCAATGGAAGCACCCACGACTGCGGCGTAGATTTCAATCACGGGTGCCCCATCGACCTCACGTTTAGTTTAGGACCAAGGCACGCCAGCGGCTTTTGTGGGACTTCTTTTCTCGTCTAGTTGGGATTGCAAGGCAGCTTCAACTTCAGCAACCTTTTCGTCACCAAGTTGGTCTTTGACCCAGCCGACCACCATGTCTTCGGTGAGATCGTCGAAGGGGATAAGACTTTCGGGACGCTCCAAGCCGATGCTGCCGTAAGCGCCTGCAGAGTAAGTACCGTCCTCTGCATTGACGGTGTAATGGGCATTGTAGACAAAACCGTCAGCAGTTTTCCGCTCCAGGTTTGCGACAGCCCAAGTGAAGGTGGTGGTCATGGAAAAAATGAACCTGCTGGCATTGTAGTAGGAAAGCCCCGCTTTTACACGGGGCGGTTAACGCACCAAGGCACGGTAGAGAAGGTTATTACTCGGATTTTCGATAATTGGCGCTTATCGAGAATACGAGTATTGAAGGTGACTAAGAGGCGTAGAAATCGCCAAGTTGTAACGGATAGCCGTATTCGTCAACTTCTTTCTGGTACAGGTAACGCTGGGGCGTTGCTTCGTCTTGGATGTAAATCACTTCCTTGTAGTTTTTGCCTCTGCCCATGGGAACGGCAATCGTCGTGGCGTAAGCGGGAATACGGATGCATTTACCGTCAGCATCACCACCGACCAGTTCAGCAAGTTTGTCCTTTAGTTGTGGCATAGAAGCGGAAGCGCAGGAGTGCTCGATAATATAATAATTATTATGTTATGCGTCCAAGTCAGTCATAGCAATGGGTTTGCTGAAACCTCCGAAATTCGGATGTTTAATCTGAACGCGCAAGCTCAGCGGCGATGGAAAGAAGATCATCGACTTCGATCATCAAGGCGTAGGACGCACCACCGCAAGTTACATACTCTTCGCTATCCGCATGGAGTGCAGCAGCACGCAGGGCGGCAGCAGCAATCTCCCGTGAATAGCACTCTGGGTTGATCTCGTACTGCAAGGCGGCATCCAGTACTGCTTGCGCGGCGGGTGAAAGTTCAGACATAGAAGTGGAAGCGGCTACGAGGCGTAACGGGCTAGAACCGCTTGGGCGTATTCCAGTGCAGCGGTGTTGAGTGCCACGCGGAAAATGCCAGGCTCAACTTGACCGCCGGTTGCATCAGAGCAGACCTTGGCTGCGTAAGAGAACTCATCCCGCATCGTTTCGGGCATTAGTTCCAGTAGCTCTGTGTCTGCTGGCGCTGTGTATTCTTGTTGGGTCATGGTTTTTAGGGAACTGTGGCCAGGGCAGGGTGTTGACGCACGCCTGCCCACCCACACTACATCAATCCCAGAAAAAAAGATCACGCCGATACGGAAGACCGGCGTAGACCCAGATCATCGGGACGACGATGGCAGCAGCCATCAATAGAACTGCAATAAAGTAGTGCATTTTAGTGAGTAGGACTACGCGCTTTTGAGAGCTGCTACTTCGGCTTGAAGTTCAGTAATGGCTTCACCCTGACGCTTGATCAGGTTCAGCAGGTGAGGAACGAAGCGGTCGTAAGCAACACCTTCTGGCTCTGGATCGCAGGGCGTGGTAACAACCGAGCCTTTTTCGTCGTAGGTGACCTCAGTTGTTTTCCAGTGAACAAGTCGCGGATCAATCGCTGCAACTTCTTCTGCAATAAAGCCCCAATAACTATAAGATGAATTGTCTTCATCACAAGTAGATCTGTACCATACAGGTCGGCATTGCAATAAAGCATCTGAGTAAGAATCCTGCAAAGTCTCAATGTCGGTCTTGTACTTAGCAGAAGATGTTGAACGCCTAAGAGTACCCGCCGCCGAAATGTTAACATCAGCAGCGCTGGCCGTGGTTACATTGTAGATGCCTAAGAGACTGGTAAGAGTTCCCGTCTCTGTGATTCTCATTTTTTCAGTTGGTGAGACTGATCCATCGTTTGTAGTACTGAACACTAGGCGAGTTGGTTTATCACCTGTTGCGTGATCACCATCAGCTATAAAAGCAATACGACCGCACTCTTGATACGTTCCGTTGTCGTCGTTACCCCAGCATTTGATCTGTGCAAGGGTATTGCTAGCTGCAACACTTGTGTCGTTTCGCACAAGAGAGATACTTGTGTTTCCACCGCTAACGATTTCAAGATTTCCATCACTAGTGTCAACG